CGCAGGCAACGGCGAAATTCGCAAGGCGGAATGGAACGAAGACCACGTTCTTGTGGGTGTGCCGTATGTCTTTGCCCACTCGGCTGTTGCGGTATCTGTAAGCGCGGTCACAACTGAGGAAGTGCTAGCAACGATTACGATTCCCGCAGGCGCTATGGGTGCCAACGGATATGTTGACGTTTACACCAGCTTCTCGGCCAACAACAACGCGAACCAGAAGCAGATGCGTATTCGTGTTGGCGGTACGGGCGGCAATACCTTCCTGAACTCCAGCCTTGCAAGCCTTGTGAACAACTCGCGGTTTACGCGGGTGATGAACGTCAACTCGGTTTCGTCCCAGAAGGCGCTTACTCAGGACGGCAACTCCAACGGCTTTGGCGGTGCTGGCGGCTCTGCGGCAACGGCATCTGTCACCACTTCATCGGCCTGGGACTTGGTTATCTCCGGTCAGAAGGTAGTTTCTGCTGCTGATACGCTCACGCTCGACAGCTACACCGTTTTGATTTGCTACGGAGCGTAATATGCCGTTTGTTCTGCACCCTTTCGCCGCTGTCCGTGGCTCATATATCGTCAAGTTTCAGGGCGACCAGACGCCGCTCGACGGCTGCGTAATCCTGCCTGTTATCGCTGACGCCGATCCGGTGCTTGCCGATGGTGAACGCCTGTACGGGCCTGATTTTGAGGTGCTTCCTGACCGCGTGAGGGCCTACGGCAAGGTTTCCCCACTTCAGGGTGAGGAATACCTGGTGAACCGCATTGCAAAGCTGGAAGCGGCGCTTGATGCGCGTCTCTCAGTCGTTGAAGCAAAGGCTTTAGAAGCATGAACGCTCCGAAGACCATCAAACGCCGTTCAATCCACTCTGACCGCCTCGAAAGGTGGCTCGGAGCGGAGAAGATTGCGCACCTGTCCAAGGCGATGACCGATGGCGGTGGTCCCGGCAAGCGGTGGTATGGCCGACCAATCAACATCCGCGACCTTCCCGGCTCTGTGTGGATTGGCGCAGACGGTGACTTTATCGGCACGTTTGAACGCGGCGTCTTTGACAGCGCGGTGGACAGTTTCGAGCGTTATTGCCGCCGTCTGTGGCGTGAAGCAGGGCGTCAGGCGCATGAACCTCTGGCTGCGGCTGGCTTTGCCTCAATCTCTGAGGTTCTCAGCCGCGCGTCTCAGGGGTATTCACAGGCGCTTTCCTTCAACAAGAACGGCCCCACGGGTGTTGCCAACGTAACGTCATCGCTGTGGCGTGTCGGCGCGAGTCCCGCTGCGGGTGCTGCTGGTTCTGCGGCTCCCGGTGGCCGTGCTCCGACCAATACGACCACGGGTGCGCTGTTCCCATACACCAATCCGGCCAGCGGTACGATGCACCTGACAGGCATCACGGCCTCGTCCTCCGTCATCAATATGTCGGTGCTAATATACGACCGCATTTTCGATGTGGCGAAAACCATGAACTCGACGGCCACGGAAGCGGTGACGGGTGTTCCGACCCGCTATCAGTCATCGACCACCACAAGTGCTGAGTATTCCGGTGACAATTTCCTGTTCATTGAGGTTGGCGGCACCGCGCTTGCGGCCACGGCCCACAACTGGACGGTTTGCACGTACACTGACCAGGACGGCAACACGGGTGCCACGCTCCCCTCTGTGACGGGTAACTCTGGCGCAATCGTTGACCGTCTCGACCAGCCGACGAATACGTGGTTCTGCCCGCTTGCAACGGGCGACAATGGCATCAAGGCCCTGACGCAGATGCAGTGCAGCGCCGCTGTTGCAACGGGTGCCGTCAACTTCGTCATCGGCCACCCTATCGCCTGGATGTCGTTCCCGGTTGCATCGGTGATCTATCCCTTTGACTGGATGACCAACGTCGATCCGGTTCCGCGTCTCATCAACAGTTCGTGCCTTGCGGGGCTGGAGGTTAACAAGCCTGCGACCACTGCCACGACATATACCGGACGTATCGTTGCCGTAAACGCGGCGGCGTAAGGAACCCGCGCCGTGAGCACTTGGCTCCAAGGCATTTACCGGAACGGTCGTTTCTACAAAAACTCGCTATCGGGTTTCTGGGCGACCACGGATGACTATGGAGCGCTTGACCCCGAGATACCGAACCTTCCGATTGAGACGCCCACAGGCACTTTCGACACGGGCATCTTCGACCGGAATATCTTTGATAACGTACTAGGCCCCGTTGCTTCGGGTATTACGCTTACCGCAGACGCGGGCAGTTACACCATAACGGGAACAGCGGCCACTCTACGCCGCGCCCGAAAGGTTGCAGCAGCGGCAGGCAGTTACGCCGTCACAGGCACGGCGGCAAGCACCAAGAGGGGCCGGAAGGTCGGTGCGGCGGCGGGGTCCTATACCGTCACCGGAACGGCAGCAACCCTCAGAGAAGCCAAGAAGGTTATTGCGGCGGCTGGGGCTTACTCAGTCACCGGGACAGCGGCAGCACTCCGAGAAGCCAAGAAAGTTGGCGCAGAGGTTGGCTCCTACACCGTCACAGGCACCGATGCCACGCTCACCAAGGCGGGCGGTTCCAAGACTGTCACGGCAGACGCAGGCTCCTACGCCCTTACGGGCACCGCAGCCACTCTGCGCCACGCATGGAAGGTTATAGCGGCTTCCGGGGCCTACGCAGTCACCGGACAGGACGCAACGCTTACCAAGGCGGCAAGCACCGCCAAGAAGATTACAGCCGAAGCAGGCTCCTACGTCATCACGGGTACGCCCGCCACGCTGGCTCTTGCTTCCAATGCCATCACGGGCGGCGGTCATGCCTGGAAAGGCCCTGCCGAGCCTCAATATCGGGTTCACCCCGATTACGAAGACAAGCCGAAGAAAAAGCGCCGGAAGGTCACTGAGCCTGAGACAATTGTTCTCGCTCCCGACCTTACGGTTCAGACAGGCATCGTGCCAGTTCGCCCCGCTTGGGACGTTATGGCTGACCTTCAACAGCGAGCCGATGAAGCAGAACGCATCCGCCGCGCGAAACTAAGGGCAATCGCACTAGCCGACGATGAATGGCTGATGGTTGCCTGACCTAATTCGGGGAATAGCCCCCGAATGCCCCGCTGTGAAGCGGCGCTGTCCCTGTGAGCAAGCCCAGAAAGGCACTCCCGATGGAAAATGATGACACGACTAATCTGATTGCCGAAGCACCCGAAGCGGAGGCACCGGAAGTCGATGAAAACGAGGCTCTTGCCGACGAGTCCGCAGACGAAGCAGACTTGGACGGCGAGGGCCTCGAAGAAGATGAGGAACTCGACATTGACGGCGACCCGATAAGGGTTCCCAAGACCCTTGCCGAGAAGCTCAAGGCCCGCATGATGATGCAGGCCGACTATACCCAGAAGACGCAGGCCCTAGCCGAGCAGCGCAAAGCCCTAGAGGTGGAACGCCAAGCAACGCAGTGGGAAGCAGAAACGAAGCAGCAGCTTTTCCAAGAGGAAGCGCAGTTGCTTACCGTTCGCCAGCGTCTTGAACAGTTCCAGGGCGTTAATTGGGCCGCACTGGCACAGCAGGACATGCAGCAGCACGCTGTCATGCAGGCTGAATACACACAGTTGAAAGACTTCCACGACCGTCTTTCCGGCCACGTTGAGGGCCGCAGAAGCGAACTGAACTCCAAGGTAGAACACGAACGTGCAATCTCCCTTGAGCGTGCAGTCCAGCATCTCAACAGTCCCAAGCCTGACATTGGCTGGGATGGCAAATTTGACGCCGACAAGCGAGCAAATCTGACCAAGTTTGGCATGGAGTTGGGATTTACCAACGAGGAACTCTCGAATACGTCCCACCCTCTGATGATCCAGACGCTGAACCTCGCACGGATCGGCTACGAAACCCTGCGGAAGCAGAACGCCACCCTGAAGCAAGCAGCCCCACAAGCGAAACCTGTTCCCACAGTGGCAACGGGCAAGACGCGAACGGGTCCAAGCAATCCTGACAAACTCTCAGCCGATGAATGGCTGAAGTGGCGGGAAAGCAACCTTGCCAAGCAGCGGCAGCGCAACCGCTAATCATCATCAAGCAGCGTCTGAAGACGCCGCGTCCCTTTGAAGGATAGGATACTATGCCCAATACGATCCTCACGCCGACGGCTGTCACACGTGAAGCCCTCCGCATTCTCCATCAGAAGCTCAACTTCGTCGGCAACATCGTGCGTGAGTACGATGACTCGTTCGCCAAGTCCGGTGCCAAGATCGGCGACTCCCTGAAGATTCGTCTTCCGAACCAGTACACGGTTCGCTCGGGTGCCAACCTGTCTGCTCAGGACACCACCGAGTCGAGCGTGACACTCCAGGTCGCCACCCAGAAGGGTGTTGACATGACGTTTTCCTCGACCGAACTGACCCTTTCTTTGGATGACTTCTCCAAGCGCATCCTTGATCCGGCCATGTCGGTTCTGGCGGCTAACATCGAGTCTGACGCCCTGTCTATGTACAAGGACGTATGGCAGTCCACCTGGAATGGTGCTTCGGCGGCGACCTACAACCTCGCACTCGACACCCGCACCATCCTCCAGCGTTCTCTCACCCCGTCGAATGACCGCACGGCCCTCATGGACCCGCGCGCGATGGCTGACGTTGTGAAGGACACCAAGACGCTGTTCAACGATAGCACCTCGATCTCCAAGCAGTTCAAGGAAGGCTATATGGGCCGCGCCGCTGGCTTCGACTGGATGGAAAACACGATGCTTCCGGCGCACACGCGCTCGGCTGCTGTGTCGTACCTCATTCAGGGCGCTTCGCAGACTGGTTCAACCCTTGCGGTTGACACTGGTACGGGCGCACCGTCTGCTGGTGACGTCTTCACCATCGCCAACGTGTTCTCTGTCCATCCCGAAACCAAGGTTTCGACGGGTGTTCTTCAGCAGTTCGTTGTTGGCACGGGTGCGACCACCACTTCGTGGCCCATCACCCCGGCTATCGTGACCTCTGGCGCAACCCAGAACGTCAACGCTGGTCCTGCTGACAACGCAGCCATCACCTTCGCTGGCACGGCTTCCACCGCTGTCGGCACCTCGCTGCTGTTCCAGAAGGAAGCCTTCGCGTTCGCGACTGCTGACCTTCTGATGCCGAAGGGCGTGGACTTCGCAGCCCGCGAAGTTCTGGACGGCATCTCGATGCGTATCATCCG